ACTATTTCATTTGAATGGAATAAAAATATTGATAATCATATTAATTATTTAACAAAATTACATGATAAACCAATTTATGATGATATGGATTTTTTTTTAAAAAATTATGCAAAAGATACAATTGAAGTAAATAACTTGAAAGAAAAAATGATGGAAAAATATCATGAACCATTGTCATTGTTAATGAGGTCAGAATGTTATCATTATATGAAAACAAGTCATTTTGTTATTGATCAACTACTTCATTTTTCATTGTTAAACACAAAACCAAAAACATTTAGTGTTTTTAATGCAGGTATACCAAATGCTTGTTATGTTGTTGCTGGTTGTTATAATAAAATTTTTGCAGAAGATGGGAAACCTTTTTTATTTTTTGTGTCACAAAAACACCAGATTATTATAGTAATTTTTTTGGTAAAATACATACATATAAATTAGATGATGAAAATTACATTGTTGTTAGTAATTGGAGAAGGTTAAATACAGCAAAATTGACACATATGAGGGATTCTTATTACATGGTTCTGTCTACAGTTATGAATAGTATTTTAAGTTTATCTAGTGTTGAATCATATACTATTCCAAATAAATATTTATATATTTATTCATTAAGATGTATTATATCATTATGTACAAATCAAAAAATTGCAGAGTTATTGATGGATAATAGATATGCGTATATGTCTGCTTTTTCAATATATACAAATATAACTAAATTATTAATTGAAAAATTTGGTCCACCGTATAATTGTATACTAGAATCTTGGATTGTTCAGAAATTATTAACAAAATTACCACAAATTCATGAGGCTGTTTTATCTGGTTCTATAAAATTTGTTGTACCTGAATTTCAACATGGTGTTAGACAACATTCATCTATTGGTGGTGACATTATGATTCCTTCTCTTTGGGGTAATTATTATTTAAATGATGTTCAGGAAGTAATGGATGAAGCATTTATTTATGTTTTAACAATGAAAGAACCATCAAATATTTTTCATGAAGAAGTGAATGCTATTAAAACAATTATTGAATTTCAAAATAAATTTGATAATTTACCAGAACAATATAAAAGAGGTAATTTTTATTCATTTAAGGACATAGAAAAATATTTATTATACGAAACAAAAATAGGTTTTTGTGCACCAATTATTTATCATTCAACTAAACATACAATAAATATGGAAAAACCAAATATTAGAAAATTTGTGCATCAAATTAATAATGAACCTATATCTGAACTTATTAGTACAAAAGCTGTAATTAGTGATTTAGATAGAGAATTAACAACAGAAGAAGCAAAAAAAACAAAAAGACAAATTCAAAAATTTGCTGATAAGTTAAAGAAATATAAAAATTTAACAAATGATAATACAATTAATGAGGGTGAAATTGAAAATTTTAAAATCACTTATCTTAAAACTCATACAAAATATTATAATGAACATAAACCAAGACAAAAAGTTATTGAAACAATTCTTGATTTTTTAGAAGCAGAAGAAACTAAAGATATAGATAGAACAGTTAAATTAGCAGAATATTTTATTTATAAACAAAATGGTAGAATGATTGCTGATATTTGTATAAAGTCACAATATGGTTCTAAAAGAGAATTCTATGTTATTAATATTGGTGCAAAAGCTTTAGCTAGATGTTGTGAAAATTTTTTTAAAAAAATGTCTGAAAATAGTCCAAATGAAGCAATATCAATTCCAGGTGATGAAAAAACATTAGAAATGCAAAAAATGTTAGACAGAATTTATAACCAAATGCCACAAGAAAATTATAAACTAATTTTTGTTAATGGTGATTGTACAAAATGGTCTGCAGCTGAAACTTTAGGTTCATTTTTAGCAATGACTTATGCAATAAAAGATATAATTCCATCAAATATGTATGAACTTCTTGTTTCAACTTTTAATGTATGGTCAGATAAATATATACAAGTACCAGTTAATGTTTATAATAAAGTTGTTGTACCAAATGATGAATTAATAAAAAATTACCAAATTAGTGAAACAATAAAAAGATTAAATGATAATTTTGTGAAAACAAAAGGATTAATTCATAGTACACAAAATTTTTTGCAAGGAATGTTTAATTACACATCATCTTATAAAGCTGTTTGTTGTACAAATTACACTTATTATTTATGGAAAAGGATGTATCCAAAAAGTAAATTATTAATGGAGCATTTGGAACATTCAGATGATTATGTTCTTGTCTTATTTGTAAAAGAATATGATGAATTTGAAAAGTTTAGAGTTTTTCATAAATTAATGATGAGATTATGTGGTTACAATGATAGTGATAGGAAAACAAATTGTCAGTATGTTTTTATGGAATTTGTATCACAGATGTCCTTTAATGGTGTCATGATTTATCCTCAAATTAAAAAATCCAAAGAAGTAAACACAAATTTACCATGTGTTGGTTATAAACAAGATATGGATTCTGCTCTATCAAGAGTTGGTGAATGTATGCGAGTTGGTTGTAATCAAACATTTTTATATTTTTTCCAAAAATTACATGTAAAATGTGTTGCTGAAGCTTATTCTTTGTTACCAAATATGTATAATTCAAAAGGTAAAACATATGATGATTTATTTAATAAACCTGTTGAAATGTTTGGTTTACCAGATATTTTACCATTATTTTCATTATATTGTAGGGGAAATGCAAATAATTATAGATTATTTAATCATTGTACAACTGAATCAAGATTAATGATCATTATGATGTATGAATTTGGGTTAATAAATAAACAGAAAGAAGATATTATGTATGAAGATAATGATTATACATATAGTTTATTTACACCAAAATTTTTATATGAACTAAATAATAAATCAATGATAAAA